ATTAAATCAATGGCGTCATAAATTCCCAGCGGAGCGGAGAGAGATCCATCGTCCATGATGCGGCGAATGGCGAAAGTTTTTGCGCCGTGATGCGACAGCCAGCGCTTGCCGATCTTCATGGCGGTGGTTGGGCTTAGAGCGTCGAACTCTAGCAGGGTGTTGAGGTGGTCAAGCGGCCCCTCAATGGTAGGCTCCACCTCTACATGGATGACGCACTTGTTGCCTCTGCGGGCTTTCACTTTGCCATCAAGACGCGCCAAGCGCATTTTGGCAGCTTCGTCAGAAAGAAGAAATGAAATTGAACGTGGCATTTTTTACCCTCCAAGGTTGTGGGGGATTTCTCCCCCGTTTGATTTATGCGGCCAGTTTATAAGGCTTCGCGTATTTACCGATGTTGATGTCGATATAATGGCTTCTATGGAAATAGTCGCTCATGCTGTCATCATGGTTGAAGAAGTCTGGCCCTTCCATTGCGGCTTTAAGCTCCTTCAAGAAATCGCGGGCAACTGGGTGATCTGCATAATGCTCGTCAATCCAGTGAGTGTTGACCTGATAGTCAAGCGGGTTCTTCATGGGGAAATCAATCGGCCCCTCCTTGAGCGTCACAATCAAAGTCATATGATGGCGAACCGCGATGCTTGCCTTCATGTCGTATTTTTTTAGAACCGCCTTGATGGCTGGCGCTAAAGCTTTCTTTTTTTCCTGATTGATATAAGCCATTTATTTCCTCCGTTTCTTATGACTTTTGTGTGCAGTATTTCTGCTATGGTGTCAACAATATATTTACAAATAATTAACACCATAGCTTTTTAATTACCCCAGCGTTTCCTCATATCGGTTCATGAAAACAGCCATTGCAACCGATAGATCCTTGAGACTGGCGTTCTCAGCGCATTCTCTGATCGTGGTCCAAGCGTGTGGCTTGCCGTGCGGGTAAACGCGGGATTTCAGATCACCAACAGGGGCATCGGCTGGATCTGTGCCGCTAGGGGCCACAGGAGCGCCCGTGAGTGCGTATTTGCTAAGGCGCTCTATGATGGGAGCCAACAGAGCGGCAACCTCATCTGGCGAAGCATTATTGCTGGACGCTGATTTTTGGATCAGGTAGAGATAGTCGCACATTTTTTTAACGCGGCCATGATTTGAATTGTTAGAAAAGTTTGACATTTTTTTTGCCCTCCTTGAGCGTTGCGGGGCCGAAGCCCCAGTTTTAAAATTTTAACAAAGAAGCCAATCCCGTGACCTTGCGGCCTTTTGTTTCTTTGGCTTTTTCTACCCCTGCATCCCTGATCATCGTGTGACCTCTCAACATAGAGTGGGCTTTTTTGCTGGCGGCCCAGTAGTCTTTTGCCCATACGATGGTAAAAACCTCTTTGCCAGTGTTGGGGTTGATTGATGAAAATCTATGTTTTCTCATTTTGCCTCCTTCGGCTGTTGAAATTATAAGAGAGCGGGTGCGACTATTGCCGCGTTGATTATGATAATGACGATGACCTTGTAGATCAGCGGCAAAGTCTCGAGCCAAACAAAGATGCGGTCTATCATTTTTCTCCTCCTTTCTTCTTGGCAGTTTTGGGTGGGCGGGGCCGAAGCCCCGTTTTGATTTTTAGAAGAAGGTGTTTTTTGCAGCGCATAAGAAAGAAATTCCGTCAAAGATTGCTTGAACCCAGTTGCCTTCTGCGGCGCTCAAGCAAAGGCAAGAAAAGCTATCCATTGCCGCTACCGCTGCCTCTGCGTCTTTGATGATTGTCTTGGCTGTCATTTCTTTTCTCCCTCTCTATGTAAACAGGTGTACAGATTGCCGACAAAAGTGTCAACAATTTATTTACAAAAAAAGCAAAAAAAGCAAAAAAAATGAAAATAGAACATTTTGTTGGCGTCAACAAAATGATCGCTAAAGTTTGGGGGGTGGTTTCCCCCCTTCCCTAAATGGCTCCCTCCTTTTCTCTTGCTAGTGCATCAGATGCGGCCATGATCACGGCGAGGGGCGTCATCTTTCCATCCAGATAATAAAAGCAGCGCGTGAAAGTTGTGCCATGCTCATTTGTAACAAGATGGGGGGTTGCGCTAACTGGAAGCCCGCCGAATAATCTCCCGATTTCAATCGCCTCATGATATTGAGCCATCCGCTTTTCGATCATCTCATGAACCGTTTTGGCTACCTCCTTGTGCTTCTTTTCAACTCTGTCGCTCTTGGGCGCGGGCTTGATGACATCCATCTCTTTCAATTCTGCGCGAAGGGCCACAAGCTTATCTAAGTCGGCATGAAGCGCGAGATCGAATAGGCGCATGTGCTTTTCGCGGATTTGATAAAGATCAAAAGGGATGGCCCAGTAATCTTCGCGTGAAAGATGATCTAAAGCAAATCTGCCGTTTGCATCTCGGATAATTTGGTATGCTCCGCTAACATATGCCAATGCGTCTTTCTTGTGCGATTTAGCGGCAAAAGTTCCATCATCTTGGATAAGGCTGAAAGCCCTGTCCAGATAGTCTTGAATTTTTTTTGCTCCCATAATGTGCATTTTTTTCCTCCTTTTCTTCATTATGTGTAATTCAGCGCCGCCCACATGTCAACAATTTATTTACAAATAAATTAATGATCCTGGTATTATGTAATAAAATCAATAACTTAGCTATTATCTTTTTTTGATAAACTAAGCGTGTTATAAGGGTTTATGGCTTTTCCATTGTACATAAAAGCGGGCAAAACCCGCCTCTCAATCGCTAAAGATATCAGGGAAGTAAACCGCTTGAGAATGGGCTATGAGCGGGGGATGCAGCGAAAGCTACAAAGCCTTTTCCTCAAGACGGCCAGACAAGCGGCGAAGGCTTATGAGATTGGTGGTAATATTGAAGCGGCCACAAGGGATCTTGAGGCAGAGCTTGGGGCTGTATTTAGGGCGACATATACAAGCGTAATTGATAAGTTTGCCAGCCGCGTCACAGAAAACAGGAAAGCAGAGAGCCAATTTCAAAGCTTAATCTTCCAATATTATGCAAGGGAAGGCGCATCAAAGGTTAGGGGCGTTGCGGCAACAACCAGACGGGGCATTTTAAAAGCCATACAGTTAGGGGAAACTGAGGGGCTAGGGGTTGATAAGACAGCCAAGTTAATCGTTGACCGCACAGGCGGCACAATAGGGCGCTCAAGGGCGGCAACTATTGCTCGGACAGAAACCCATGCGGCAGCTTCTTTTGCCACTGACGAGGCAAACAGAGAGCTAGGATTGCCAGCCCAAAAAAAGCGTTGGGTTTCTGTGGGCGATGCGAGAACGCGGCCAAGCCATGCAGGGGCTAACGGTCAAGAGGTCGGGATTGATGAGCCTTTTATCATCAGAGACAAGGGCGTTGAGATAGAAATGAAATACCCGCACGATGGATCTGGTGGGGCCGCAAACAACATAAATTGCAGGTGTTTGGCGGTTTATTTCACTGATGAAGATGATCTATTCGACGATGGCGGCTCTGTTCAAGAAATTGAACCTCTGGCGATAGATGAACCTGCGGCAGCGGTTATCCCCCTTGCGCCCAGAATAGCAATATCTGACCTGATCACTAATGTGAAAAGCAAAAAGAAATTAAAAGAATATGACGAAAAGATTAATGATTTCACCAATGATCAGCAAAAAAGAATTTTTGCAAAGTATGACAGGCCAAGCGAGATCAGAAATAGAAAAGGTAAATATTTTTGTGGCTCTAAAATTCTAGACGCTGCGGTAACTGGCGAAGTATTAGAGCATGAATATGGACACCATTTTGATCATATGTTCGCAAGTAAAGCGTTCACGGGCCGCAATAAATGGTTCTACTCAACTCAAGACAAAGACTTTCAATTAGCATTTATTGAAGATAGCGCAGATTTAGGGCTTGGGGAGCGCGGAGTGGATCTGGATGGAGTTTTAGGCCACCGTTTAGCGGAAGGCTTTGACGAAAAATTACCAGCTTATAAAGAATTTTTGTTTAATAAAGTTCAAAAGATGAAAAAAAGAAGGGGTGGAACTTATCTAGTTACTACCGTCGAGGGGAAATTTGATGGCGCAACTGCAATTTCAGACATCATTGACGCTATGACTTCGGGATATTTCCAAGATAATCACTATGTTTTCGGTCATGGGGTTAAATATTTTAAAAGATACGGAAGCAAATACAGTGAAACCTTTGCGAATTTATTTGCCTTATACGGAAGGCCAGAAGCATGGAAAGAAGCGGAAAGGCTTTTCCCGAGAACCACAAAAAGATTTCAAGAGATAATGGATGAATTCGATGATCAGTGATGAGCAATATCAAATAAGGCTAAATTCTGCGATTGAGGATGAGGATTGGGTGTCTTTATATCGAGATCTTTTTGGCCCGCTGCCAGAAGGATTTGGTGAAGATTGGGGGTTTTTTCCAATCGAAAAAGTAGCTGACGCGGTAATTGATAGAAAGCCAATCAAGATAAAGGCACCATCTTTAAAAGATAGCGTGGTCCTTTGACATCAGGTCATCATTCAATGGTGGTTTAAATTACTTCTACAATATGATAGATTGCGAATAATGAAAACGTGAGGACGCTCACCATGCCGTTACCAAAGCCCAATAGTGGCGAAACAGAAAGAGACTTTATGGCTCGCTGCATGGGCGATGATAAAGTTGTTTCTGAATATCCAAGCAGAACCCAACGGGCAGCGGTTTGCTTGTCCAGTTATGGCAAGTCAGAACCAAAGGAAAATGAAATGAGTGATGATATTGAGTTCAAGGACGAAACTCTTGATGTAAAATTCGACATCAAGGCAATGGACAGAGATGAGGAAAAGGGCGAGTTCAGCGGTTACGGCTCTATCTTCGGCAACAAAGATCTTGGCAATGATGTTGTGGTCGAGGGCGCTTTCGCTAAGTCTATCGGGCGCAAGGGCGCAAAGGCCGTTAAAATGCTTTACCAGCATCGGGCTGACGAACCAATCGGGGTCTTTGATGAAATCATTGAGGATGAACGTGGCCTTAAAGTCAAAGGACGCTTGGCAATGGGAACTCAGCGTGGCCGCGAAGTTTATGAATTAATGAAGATGGGCGCGATTGATGGCTTGTCTATTGGCTATCGCGTCGATGCAAAGGGATACGACTACGATGACAAGCGCAAGCGCCGTTATCTCAAGTCAGTAGATCTTATGGAGATTTCTGCCGTAACCTTTCCTATGAACCCCAAAGCTAGGGTTTCAGCGGTAAAGACCGACAGAACAGTCCGCGAATGGGAAGAAGTCCTGCGGGATGCAGCGGAACTTTCCAGAAGCGAGGCGAAAGTTGCAGCTTCGGCTGTAGCAAAGGCACTGGAACAGCGGGATGCTGGCGCTCAGGAAATGCCTTCTGAACTGGTAAGCGAGTTAGACCGCTTAACCAATATCCTTAAATCCTAAACAGAAAGGTTGATTGTCATGGACGATAATCTCAAAACTTATCTGGAAGGACTGAACGGTGCTTTTGAGGAATTTAAAGCAACAAACGATCAGCGCCTTGCAGAAATCGAAAAGAAAGGTGAGGCTGATCCTTTAGTTGAAGCCAAGCTTTCAAAAATTGAAGCGGATCTTGACCGTTTTGAAAACGTAAACCAGAAACTTGTTCAGCAAGAAAAAGCTGCCGAGGGTTTCGCTGAGAAATTGGACAGCATTGAAACAATGCTCAAGCGTCCAAACTCAGGCGTTGAGGCTAAAGAGATTGATTTCTCAATGAAAGCTTGGGACAAATTCATGCGTAAAGGCCAAGAAGGCTTGGACGCTGATGAAACCAAAGCCTTGACCGTTGGAACAGCGGCAACTGCTGGTAACTTGGCTCCAGAAGAATATGTTGCAGAGATCATCAAGATTGTAACAGAAATTTCTCCTGTGCGCTCTGTTGCCCGTGTGCGTCAAACAAACTCGAAAGAGATTGAAATCCCACAAAAGACCGCGAACTTTGCAGCGGCTTGGACTGCGGAAACAGGCACACGTTCAGAAACCACTGGTTACACAACCGCTCTGAAAACCATTGCGACACACGAAGCTTATGCTTTGGTGGACATCTCAAGCCAGCTTCTTGAAGATGCCGCGTTCAATATGGAAGCGGAAATGAACACAGAGTTTGCAGAGCAATTCGCAAAAGCGGAAGGCGCGGCATTTATTTCTGGCAATGGCACAAACAAGCCAACAGGTATCACTAACGGTAACGTAGTTGCACACACCGCGACAGGTGCAGCATCAGCGGCTATCTCTACTGACAACCTGATGGACTTGGTTCACGGCTTGAAATCAGAGTATGCAGCGAATGCTACAATGATGTTCAACCGCGCAACTTTGGGCATTATCCGTAAGCTGAAAGATACAGCGGGCCAGTACATTTTCCAAACTGGTTTCTCTGGTCAATCTGGCGCTCCAAACACAATCATCGGCACTCCATATGTGGAAGCTCCTGATGTTGCGGATGCCGCTTCTGGCGCAAAATCTGTGATCATCGGTGATTTCCGCAGAGGTTACATGATTGTTGACCGCATTGCGCTGTCAGTATTGCGTGACCCATACAGCCAAGCTTCAACTGGCCTTGTGCGCTATATCGCTCGCAAGCGTGTTGGCGGCGAGGTTGTTCTTGCGGAAGCCATGCGCGTTCTGAAACACGCAACTTCATAAACATAACGGGGGGGGGCAGCTTTGCCCCTCCTATCCACAAGGGTTTGATATGAAAAAAGTTGTAATGACGCACAGCGTTGTGGGAGAAGCCAACGCAGACGGAACAAGCGCAAGGCGTTATTTGGTAGGGGAAGAATTACCCCTTGGGAAAACTTGGGAAAAAAAGATTGCAGCGGATATGATCGCAAGAGGCGCGGCAATGGAAATCCAAGGCAATGTTGAAGTTTCAGAGACAAAAAAGAAACCTCGCGCAAAAAAGAAAACAGATTGAAAAAAGGAATATAGGCTATGTCAGGTTTGGAAGAAGTCACAGGCCCAGCCGTTGAGCCTATAAGCCGAATTGAAGCAAGAGAGCATCTTCGCCTCGATGATGACGTTGATGATGCTCAAGTGAGAGCTTACACGTTAGCGGCGAGAATGTGGGCTGAAAATTACACAGGCCGCGCTTTCATAACAAGGACGGTTGCCCAATATCTTAATGGGTTTTCCCAGCTTGATACGCCTCTTTGGGAGGGGTGGAAAACAGGCCCAGATATTGTCAAATATGAAAACAATATTGAGCTTGCGCTGGCTCCTGTTGTTTCGGTTGCGAATATTAAATATTTCACAAAAGACGATACAGAGAACACTTGGGCAAGCTCAAACTATTATGTTGACAGCATAAGGGAACCAGCCAGAATAATTTTGAGAGACGGTGGAAATTATCCAACGAACCTTAGAGCCGCTAACGCTTTGAAAATAACTTTTGATGCGGGATATGGAACAACTCCTAACACTGTTCCAGAGCCGATCAGGGTGGCGATACTGCAATATATGGCTTTTATGTATGAACATCGGGGCGATTTTGAACAATCAACACCGCCAACGCCACCCGCTATTTTGACGCAACTTCTACAGCCTTATCAAATTATGCGGTTTTCGGGAACGCCTTATAAGGCTTTGCCAGTGGCAGGGATTGGGTAAATGAAGATTGGGGCAATGCGATATAGGGTGCAAATACAAAGCGCCACTAGGACATCTGATAGCGGCGGTGGCGGCTCTTTGGCTTGGGCCAAGGTTGCAGATGTATTCGCGGACATTCAGCCTCAGAATTCGAAAGACGGTGTTTTCGGAACTGAAAATCAAATCAGAGAAGTCACTCGATCCAAAATCTATATTCGTTATAGGAAAGATGTGTCTTTTAAGAATAGAATTGTTCAGACATATAGTCAGGATGGTGTTTCTGCCACCCGCACATTCAACATCAATGGTGTGGTTAATGTAGATAATCGTTTCCGCTTCTTGGAATTGACGTGTGAGGAGGGTGTTCCG